ATCAGCAATAGGGAACCCACTTTCCAGTACTTCTGACCAATTTGTCCAATAATACTTATTGGACGGGCCAGTAGTCTCTGCAATAGCGCCAGGACCATGTCTGAACCTCCATTCTGCGGGGTCGTAGACCCCTAGGGTGGTGGTGAGTAACCTGGACACCTTATCCAGATTACTCAGGAAGATCGACAGCTCGATACGCGTATGCGTATCGTACGTGTCAATCCGTTCTCTTAGCAACTGCGAGCTACCAAAACCTCGGTAGGGCGCAGGAGCGGCGAGATCGGAGGGAGACGAAGCCATCCAGAAGCTTTCAGGTTCTGGTAGCTGGCTATCGGTAGCGTAGAAGGAATGGACTTCGTCCACAATCTTCTCGCTGCTGCAGGGGTAGACGGCCTTCTTCGCTACGTACAAAAGTTGACGTAGAAAGAAGATCGCTTCCTTGCTGCAATCTTCCCTCAGTAGTCCAGTCTCGTGAAAAACCAGTAGGTAGAGTCCCCGAAGAAACTTCGGAATCACTACCCTACCAGAAAACCTCTTTGTGAGAGGTAATCCTGATAGATTGTACTGGCCGCCGGCAAGACACCTATCGAGGTGCTTACCAACAGCTGGGAGGTCTTCGAGATAAACTCGAATTCCTCTTCGCTCCACGAGACCTTTGAGACGGGTGAGATCTTTCTCAAATTCCGCCCCAAGCGTCGGGAACGCCTGCTTTGCGTCTTGGAAGAGCGCATCGTAGACGTTGCTCAGCTCCCTAACATGGCATTTAGACATATCTGGATCAACTCCGGAAAATGTCCCATGCTGTTAGAGAACGCGACCTCAACCAACTGGAAATCTACCGCCTAACACGGAACTCCACAACGAGTGGAGTAAGCTCTTTCCAAGAGCCTTCCGTGCGGCCTACGATTCCCAGCCGCGGAGTGCCACGAGCAGAGCATTCGCCGCGAGGATTGCTTTATCGCAAACCGCATCGGCAAGCGCAACACTCGTGTCTTTGGGCAAGTGCTCAAAGACGAAGTAGAACTTTCGTTCATACTCTGGCACATCACCAGCCGCAAAGATGGTCTGCACAGCTTCGAAGTTGTGCCGATCATACGCTGCGGGTCGTGCCGTGGTAGGACTCGTCTTGGTATGACGAATCCGTACACGGTACTGACTGGTGCCGTCTGATTGACTGCGATACTCAGATGAGTATGCGTCCTGGTTGACCAACTTCAGGGTGATGTCACCACCAGCCTGAGGAAGGACGATCTCGTTACCTAACATGGGAGTTACCTCCAATCTAAAACTGATTCCCCCGGCTCAGCGCCGGAGGGCAGCTAAAGACAGGAGTATCGACCACTTGCCGGCATCAAGCACGGCAAGACTAGGAAGGGGAAACGGTATCAAAGGAGAGGTTGGCCACCTCTGCTTGCGTTGAAACCTCAAATTGTACCAGCCTTGATAGACTGGCCAAGTTGAGGAACCAACCGGATCATGGTCATATGTTGTCCGACTTTCGGACGTCCTCATGACGCAGATCCTGCCCCAAGTACAGCCCACTGAGTTATTCGTCGCCTGCAACATTGTGCCGACGTTCGAAAACCAGTCGATTAGCCACGACCAGGGAACTAGTTCCCAGGCCGCTTCTAATGCGCCATGCGTCGTAATCCCCAAGGCAACTCTTTTGTTGAACCTATCAAGGTCAGCATCAGAGAGCTTTGGAAGATTACTCCCCGGAAGGAGTTTCCATTCCGCGGACCCCCACGTATTATGGTGGGAGACTACTTGGCGTTGGGCATACAGGATTGCGCCGTTACTATGGATCAACACACGTGTTGGTCCTGTAGCGACGTTCCCAGTACGAAGGTGACACCGTTTCTTAATCGTTTCTCCATCACGAAGTTTACGCAGTTGCGACAGTCGCTGATTGGCGGCGTCCGCAAATTTGCAAAGCTTCCTGATGTCGCTGATCATAGGTTTGACACCCCATCGCCACGAAAGATTTCCTTTCGCGGCATTTTTGATGATGGAAGTGCCCCACCCTCTGACCAGCTGTGGAAGTTCATGAAGCTCACCAAGAGCGGCCGGGATGTTCACATGTGAACTACTCGGATTCGTCTTGGCGAGAATCTCCCAAGCATCTTCTTGCAGTTGGGCATTAGAAAGCCCACCGAAGATCGTGTTTGGGTCCGTAATGGCGCTTCCGCCATTGCCGATTGGGTATGAGACGAATCTTCGTTCAACATACCCATTGACAATGCGTTCGCCATTAAGGAATGGTAATTCGGTGGTGATATGTGAGATACTGAGCTGGTTTGCACCATTTCGGTTTCCCCATGTATCCTGACACCGACTTACCCTACCAACTGCCCGACAACCGACAGTAGTTAATGTAGGAGTCCCACCGGGATTGTAGTACGTAAGCGTACCACAAACGGTAGCTCTTCCATCAACCTGTCTATCTGGCATTGATAGGACCTCCAAGAGAGACGACTTTCCTAAGGGGGGAAGAATCCCAACCGAGACAGATCTCAGTACGGGTCCCGCGACGAGCG